CGCTTCGGTGCCGAGCAGGTCCGCGTCGGCGACCGCGGCGAAGCCGGAGCCCGAGGCGTCCGACTCTTCCAGCAGCACCGTGAACTCGGCGCCGGCATCGCCGAGCGAACCTGTGGCGATGGCATAGACGGCCTGGCTGTAGCCCTGATGGTCAATGACCTGGCCGACTTGCGCCGTGTTGTCGGCCACAGACACGGGCGAGAGCACCCGCTTGATGTTGACGCTGTTGAACAGTTCCATGATGGGTTTCCTTGTGAGGTATTCAGTTGCCCCCGACCGGAGCCGGGGGCAGGTTCATCAGGCCGCGAACTTGAGGAACTTGACGGCCTCGAAGTTCACCGCGCCGCCGCCGGTGCGCTTGGTGCTGTAGAACACCACGTACGGCTTGGCGGTGAAGGGGTCGCGCAGCGTGCGGATGCCCATGCGGTCGACGATCTGGTAGGCCGACTTGAAGTCGCCGAAGGCCAGCGACAGCGAACCGGTGGCCAGGGAAGGCATGTACTCGTCCACGCGCACCGGGTAGCCCATGAAGCGCTCGGGGGCACCCACCTGCAGGCCCGGCTCCCACAGGTAGCGGTTCGTGGTGCTTTCCTTCTGCTTGCGGGCAGAGGTGCGCACCGCCCGGCGCATCACGAACTGGGCGTTGTTCAGGTAGTGGTCCTTGAACGCGCCCATGAGCGTGTGGATCGGGTCGAACTGCGTGGTGTGGAAGTCGCCGTTCGCGCCCGACAGGACGTGCTCGAACTGGCCCCAGGCGCGGGTGTCGTCGCCGGTGGCGGCGGTGGTGTAGGACGCCAGGCCGCGGGGCTGGCCGGCGCCGGTGCCCTGCCAGAACGCGGTGCCTTCGACGCGGGCGAACTTGTCGGCCACCTTGCCTGCGAGCCAGGCCTCGACATCGGTCGCGGCGTCATCGAGGATCTTCTGCGAGGCCTTGGGCATCGCATAGAGCTCGTGGCACTGGATCTCCCACTTGCCCACTTGGGGGGTGCCGGAATCCGAGCGGGTGCCCAGTTCCGAGACCCAGCCGGCATCGGCCTCGTCCAGGTCGTTCATGCCCTCGATCTTGTCGGTGCTGATGGTCTGCACCGAGGCGAGCTGGCGCATGATCGACTGCTCGCGCAGCAGCGTGACCATCCGGCCCACGGTGGAGTGAGGCAGCAGGTAGCCGCCGTCCGGGTCGGAGCCGGCCTGCAGCGCCTTCTGCTCGTCGGCGCTCAGGTGGTTGATCGGCACGCCGGCGGCCGCCTTGAAGAAGGCCGACTTGTACTCGGTGTAGGTCTTGACGTCGAACTCGCCGGGGAAGGCCTTGCCCTTGAGCTGGTAGTCCGAGCGCATCGCGATGTTGAAGCCCTTGACCTCGTCGGCCAGCGCCTTGGCGGCGTTGTCGGTGCCTTGGTCGGGCCGGTTGGCCTTCTTCTGGATCTCCTCGATCGCGGTCTTCAGCTCATCGAACTTGTCGAGGGCCTCGCCCAGCTTCGCGACCTTCGCTTCCAGGTCGGCCACCGCCTTGCCTTCCGCTTTCGCCTTGATCAACTCGTCGTTGGCCTTCTTGAACTCGTCGAACGCTTTGCCCTGGTCTTCCAGGACCTTCTTGACTTCCAGCAGGGTGACTTCGCCGGACATGGCGAACGGCACGGCGCCGAGCGCGCCGAGGCTGGCCAGCACTTCGGCCGGCAGGTAGTTGGTGACCGGGTAACCGGCGAATGCGGCGCCGCAGGCGAGCGCCAGAACGGCCATGAAGGCCCAGGTCAGGGATTTGCGTTGCACGATGATTCCTTTCATGCGGGTTGAGTGAGTGCTTGGTTGCGGCCCTTTGCGAGAGCCAGAAGTTCGCTCAGCTCCCCGGAATCACTCCGGCTGCCGATGCTTTTGATGCGAGACACAAGGGCGGTCGCCTCGCTCTTCGACAAGCCACAAGCATCACGCAGGTGGCGTTCGATTTCGGACAGGCTGTCAAGCTCCTCGATGGTCTTGACAGCCGAGACGCGGGAGGCGTCGTTCATGGGGATGGTGACGAGACTCAGCTCGTACAGGTCCGCCTTCTTGATGGTGCGCACGCCGGTCACCCGGTCATAGCTGTCGTCGCGCACACGGTAGCCAATCGACAGGCCCGTGATCGCGCCCATCTTCATCAGTTCGTAAGCCTCGGCGCCGCGCGCCGTCTTCAGGGCCAGCTTCCCGGCCACCTTCAGGCCGATGCTGTCCTCTTCCATGGAGGTGTAGACCCCGATGGGCTCGGCCTGGCGGTGCTGCCACAGGAGTGCCGGCAGTCGTCCCGCGGTTTTGGCCGCCGCCAGCGTCTCGGCGAACGCGCCAGGCGCGACGATGTCGCCGCCGCGGTCGGTGATGGTGAACACGGAGCCGTAGCCTTCGAAGGTGCCGGTGTCGCCGCTCGCCTTCAATTCGCAGCTGAAGTCCAGAGTTTTCGTAGTCATATGGTTCCCTTTCAAGGGGTGGCTGGCGCCGCGGCCGGCTGTTTGTTCGCGCCCGGCGGCAGCTTTTCGGCGTCACCGCCCTTCGGCGCCATTTCCTCGAGCGCGCGGACCTCGTCGGGCGTCATCCACCCGGGGTGCCCGCCCGATCCGAGCGCGCGGGCGTAGTACTCGGCGCGTGCCTGGGCCGTCGCCCGCATCAGCGCATTGGCGACGAACTTGAAATAGAGCCCCTTGGCGCGCTCGCGGGGCGTCAGCAGGTGCTTGTCAGCCGATTGCTCGATCCGCGCATACCAGGGCGCCAGCGTGTCCTCGCGGTGCGCGTTGGCGAACTCCTCGGCGCTCGCGTAGGTCGACGTTTTGTCGCTGTGGAACACCTTTTGCGGGTGCACGCCCATGAAGCGGCAGATTTCCTCGATCTGGAACTTGCGCGTCTCGAGGTGCTGGGCATCCACGCCGGTCATGGCGGTAGAGACGAACTTCGCGCCGCGGTCCAGCACCATCACCGAGCCCGATTCGGCGCCGGCGTTGTTCTCGTTGATCCACTTCTTCAGGGCCGCGTACTGCTCTTTGCTCAACGTGGCATCGACCGAGTACAGGCCCGAGGGTTTCACGCCCTTGTCGTGCAGCTTCGAGTGGCTGGCCTCGGTCACCATCGCCAGGCCGAGCGCCTCGCGCGCGAGATTCAGGATGTGCAGGCCGTCGAAACCGGACCAGGACGGGCCGCGGACGTGCCAAATGGCCTCGGGCGGGAACTCCTTCGCCTGGCCGTCGTTGCCGGTTACCTTGTAGACCAGAGACCAATCGGGCTTTTGTTCAACCTGCACCTTTCCAGGGTTCAGCAGGATCAATTCGAGGATCTTGCCGCCCGAGCCGGCGCGGTTGATGAAGGCGTACCCGTTGCCAAGGGCCGCATGCAGCCCCAGCGTCTCGCGGAACTCGAAAGACGTGCTCCAGTCGTTCGGACCGACCGCAAACAGGTCGTACAGCGGGTGCTCGCGCGCCGGCTCCTGCACGCCGGCGAACAGCTTGAACGGCACCTGCGCGATGCCCTGCGAGATCACCCGCAGGCAGGCGAACAGGGTCGCGACCTTGAGCGCGGTATCCAGGTTGACCGTGACGCCCGCCTTCGTGGACGTGCCGGCCCGGAGCATGTCGGCCCAGACCTGCAAGGGGTCGGCCGCCTTTCGCCCGAAGCGGAATCTGTCGAATAGTCCCATCAGGCGGTTTCCCAGAATGAGCGCTCGCCGGCCGGGTTCAGGGCCATGAGCGATACGGCGTTGAACATCGCCATCAGCGGGTCGATCTTTGCCGACCCGCTGGCTTGTTTCGTGATCAGGATGGCGTTCCCCTTGGGTTCCACCCTTGCATTTCCGACGCACCAGGCCATGAGCGACTGCCCGCCATGCACCAGTACGCCCTCGGCCAGCTTGCGCTCGGCGGTCTTGATTGCCCCGCCCAAGCGCCAGCCCTGGCTGATGCCGACGATCTTGTCCTGCGGGATCCCCGCCTCGACCAGCGCGTCCAGGATGCCGCCGAGGCCCGCTGGGTCGCATCCGACCTTGTCCAGCACGCCCGCGGCCTCGATGCGCGAGACGATCTCGGCCACCTCCAGCACGTCATCGCCCATCTGCTTGCACAGCGTCAGGTCGCCGGCGCGAGCGAAGTCGTGCAGCTTCGATGCCTCCGACTTGCGCCGCTCGAGCACCGAGGGGTGGGCCCAGGCATGGCACCAGGTCAGCCACTCGCGCGTCTCCCGGTCGCGGCCGACCACAGACAGCCCCAGCAAGTCGTCCAGGCCGCCGCCGTCGATTCCGACGTCGACCACCTCCGCGCGCTCGAGCAGGTCGTCCAGCGCGAGCTTGCGGCCCTGAGCCTCCCAGAAGTCGGCCCCGGCCCACCGGTTGGAGAGCAGCGCCAGGCCGATCTCCACGTTCAGGTGCTTGGCCAGGAAGCCGCGGATTTCCTCCTCGCCGGCCTCCTTCGCCTTGGTGAACTCCCGCTCGATGAATTCGCTGTCCACCGACCGGCCCCAGTTGGGGTTGACCATGTGGAAGTTCGCCGGGTCGCGGTGCTCGCCGCGCTCGACCATGTCGGCCGGGAACTCGTAGATCACCGGGACGAACTTCGGATCCACGATCCGGCCGTCGCGCACCCCGCGCGCGTAGTCCAGCTTCTGCTTGAACACGCCCGCCGGCGGCTCGTCGGACTGCGTCGTCAGGTAGATGACGAAGCCCTCGGGCCGGCTGGCCAGGCCGCCGATTGCCTCGCGCAGCATGTTCGCCGCGTGCGGCTGCTTGCCGAAAAGCCACAACTCATCGATCAGCGTGCCGACCGACTTGGAGCCGCCCACCGTGTTCGAGTCTGCCGCCAGCACCTTGAGGCTGGCCGCGCTCTCCCGGTGCGTGATGGTCTTGATGTGCGTCTGGACATGCGTGAGGGCGGCCAGTTCAGGCTCCAGCTCCTCGTTGCACATGTCCCGTGCCGGGTCGTAGCTGTTGCCGGCGATCTCCACCGTGGGCGCCAGGATCGTGAACTTGGCCGACTGGCGCCAGTTCAGGATCAGCGCCGTCATCATGATCCCGGCCGCCAGCGTGGACTTGCTGTTCTTCTTCGGCACGCACAGGAACCACTCCGTCACCATGCGCCGGCCCGTGTCCGGGTCGTAGGCGCCGAAGACGGACGCGACGAAATCGAAGACCCACTGCTCGCAGGCTTCCCCGAAGGTCGGCGAGCCTGGCGCGTCGACCATGCGCAGCTGCTTGAAGATCCCCAGCGCCTGTTCGGCGACCTCCGGGAAGATCGGCGGCGGGATGATCGACTCGCCCCGGCGCAGCCTGTCTGCCCAATCAGGGCAGGCGGTCGAAATTTCAGCCACGGCCCACCAACTTCAACGGAGGCGCTGCGGCCGAGAACTTACCGCCGGCCGCCTTTTTGGCCTTTTCGGCGCGCTCGTCCTTGACCCCGCCGTCACCCTTCTTCGTGTGCACGTACGGCAGAAGGGCGAGCAGCGCCTTCATCTGCGCCGGGCTCACTTCCATGTGGCCGAGCGCAATCAGCTCCAACGTCGGGCGCGGGTCCAAGG